TCATTGTTTGTTCCTCCTATCGATAATCTGCTTGTATACCTCTGCTTGTGCTTCAACAATCTTAGCTTGCAATTGGGAGCCGTTACGTAGGTTGTCGATGGTATGGTCACCGTTGATAGCAACCTGGCCACCCTTCTTATACTTACGTCCTTTTGCGGTATACATCGGAAACTTCGTACCATTCTCAATGAAATTAGCAATGTATGCCTTGTCCTTTGAGAATCCAACTGTTGAGCTACCATTCTTCATACCGTCTACGTTGGTATTCTGCGCCATAACTGAATCAGCTAAGTGTGGGTCTTTACCAGTCTGCCTGTGTCGGTAGTGATTAGCCTTGTATTCAGCTTCGAGTTCCTTAGCAAACACATCAGCGCCTGCCTTAGTAACCTTTTGCTTATCCTCAACCGTCATGTTGGTTGATAATGCTTCAGCGTCTTCAATAAAGGCGTTCAGAATGTCCTCAAGTGATTGTTCTGCCATACCTATGCCCTCCGCTTCAATGTAACGAAGTCATAAGCAATAATGGCATTAGATTCATCAGGTGAGTATTGCACAATGTCATACATCACGCCGTCAATCTGGGCTACCTTAATACCTTCCACAGCGGTGTTATGGCGTACCACGATGACCTTAGTATTATCGAGTGCTGTACCTTGAATTTGATACTGTTGGTTCAACGTGCGGAGTTTAGGTGCACACCATACACTGAATTGTTCCACAAAAATTTTATGAATAGAACCATTATTAGCATTCTGTTTAGATTCCACAGTACCAAACGCAACCTTGCGATTGAACTCAGCTGCCCTCATGTTGTTCCTCCCATTCTGCATACTTACCACGCAATTGGCCAACAATAGAATTAACCGTAGCATCCATACCAATGGCTCTAGTTTCTGTCATACTGATGCGGTACGTGTATAACGTGCCAGCATAGGCATAGACAGCAGTTTCGTAACGGTCAACAACAGTAGGTTGAGCATAGAAATTGTCATCCGTTCCAATTGCATCCTGGATGTAATTTTCAGCTGCAGACAAGTAGCCATTAATAATTGCGTCATCATCAGCAAAATCAACGCGCATTAGTGTCTTGAATTGTTCAATATTGACCGTCATTTAACTCACCTGCCTATTAAGCTTGCGTTCCGGCTGCAGCAGCTTGTTGAATAGTCTTTGCAGGTTGGTCAGCAATAGCCGTGAATGAACCAGCCACAAATGCATCGGCATCGGTTGCCTTAACATCAAAGCGATCAATAACACGTAGCTTCGTCAAGTCCTTTTCAAAGGCACCACCACCGATGTTGGTTGACAACAATGACATATTTTCACGGTCAAACAACGTTACAGCTTGCTTCAAGTCACCAAAGTACAAAGGCATTGCACCCTTGTTTGAAGGCAACCACTTGTCAGCGATTTCGATTACTTGCTTACCCTCAATCATGTAGTTTTCAGGTTGAGTAACATCACGTTGCAACAAGTAACGTCCGTCTGCGTCCTTAACCGTTGCCAAAACAGCAATACCAGACGTGTTAGTCATGAAGAATGACGTTGCACGGATAGCTGGGTCAACAGCAGTCAACGCCATCTTCTTGATGTCATCGAACGTTGCCAATGTTGGCTTGGTTGGTGCTGCGTTCATAACAGCGATGATGGCATTGTTACGCGTAACAACAACCTTCTTCGCAATCCATGATGACAACCATGCCAAGATGTTTTCTGCCGTATCCTTCAACAACGTGTTAGTTACCGTCGTGATACCTGCATAACGCTTAATCAAGTACTTGACGGTTGATAGCTTAGGGTCGTCGTTGTCGGCAATTACACCATCTTCTGCATCCAAGTTAGTCAATGGCGTGATGTCCGACCACTTCTCAAATACACGTGAACCGTTAGGCGTTCCAACCTTTTCAACGTTGACGTATTGCTCCAATGAATCATATTGACGCTTCAACGTGTTGATAGCCGTCTCAATGTCTTGTGGAATCGTCAAACCAATTGCGTTTCCATTTTCGTCAGTTGATGATGAAACCAAGTTGACCACCTTTGGGTCATTCTTCATCATTCCGACAAAGTCCTTAACAAACTTGTCCTTAATATTGACCTCTTCGTCGTTCAATGGCTTCTTGCCAGCGTCCGGGTCGTTCAAAACTGCATGTGCTTGGTCTTCAACGGCACGATCATAGTTGTCCTTCGCCAAGTCACGCTTAGCCTTTGCAACTTCGATGTCGTTCTTAATTGAGTTAATAGCGTCAACGTCTGCTGCGTCGTCGTTCACCAACAAAGCCGCCTTGTTTTGCAAGTCAGACAATCGTTGCCCAGCTTCAACCCAGGCGTTGTTCAATGTTTGAATATCCATATTTTTTTACCTCGTAAATTTATTTGTCTAGCAAAATAGCCAACTTGCGGGCTTTCAAATCGTCCACAGGCTGGCTATCAGTCTTGTTATTCATTTCTTTTTGCTTCTCATCAGCTATGATGTTCATCAGCTTGCTAATGGCTGACTTAGGTGGCAATGCAGCTTCCAGTGAATTAGTCACCAGTGGCGCATTTTCATCTACAAACAAGATACTGTCTGCGAACCCCTGATCAACTGCATCTTGTGCATTCAGCCATGTTTCGTTAGACATCATTTGCAACAAATCAGCTTGTGACTTACCTGTCTTTAGTTGATAGGCATTCGCAATTGACTTATCAGTGTTGTTTAGCATTGCTGATGCACTGTCCATGTCATCAGAGTTGCCACCTTGGGTAGTTGAGGCCTTGTGAATCATCAGTTGAGCGGTTGGAGCCATATTCACCGTGTCCCCGGCCATCGCAATTACAGATGCAGCACTAGCTGCTAGTCCTTGCACATTGACCGTGACGTTGCCTGGATATGCCTTCAACTCTGAATAGATTTCACTGGCCGCGAACACGTCACCACCAGGTGATGAAATATTCACCACAACATCATCAACTTCACCATCATTCAATACGTCTGCCACTGACTTAGGACTTGTATAGTCCATGCCAAAGTAGTCATAAAACCATGCGCTATCGTTATCCATGACAGCGCCCTTGACGTTAATTTTCTTCATCTTCCTTTTCACCTCCCTTCAATACTGGCTGAGGCATAATTGCAACCGGCATATCATCAGGCAAATATCCTTGGTTTCGCACCAGATATTCAAATTGGTTTTGGCCAAGTGCACCTTGCTTAACAATATTTGCCAACATACCAAGATAGTCATCACCCATTGGGTCAATAGCTGGTCGCATGTCTGCCGTGATGTTCGCTGAAAGCTTAGTGTTTAACTCACCAACAACGGCACTCACAAAGCGATTAAGCGCGTTTGCGTACAGCCCTTTGATTTGGTCAAGTGACGATTGTTGGTCGCCTGTACCGTTCAAATAACTATCTGGTACGCCATAAACCTTGGCAATTTGGGTCGAAGTCCAATTGACCTGTCCCAAAAGTGCTGCAACATTGCTTTTGATTTCTAACGGCTTAAACTCTTCCAAATCATCGAGCACAATTGGACCGCCATTTGAAGCAGTGTATTGACTCATGAACTGCTTGGAACGTGATGCCTTGGTTTTCCAGTCAAGCAAACCGCCACCCTTGATAGACAGCACACCGTTTGCATTAATCGACTGCTTCAACGCTTGAATTGTGAGCTTGTCGCTCTCTCTTTTTACGTTTAATTCGTTGCTTAATGCCGTGAGTGGACTGATACCAGTCAAACCACCGTTTGTACTCATCAATCGAACGTGGATAATGTCACCCTGACCAAAGAATTGCGTACCAATCATCGGTTCATCGAATGACACTTGATATAACAACCCGCTACCGTCATCGGTGATGTACGGTTGAACTTGTGAAGGCCGTAATTGTTCCCAACGTTGGTCTTGTCCGTTAGCATTGCGCCAACGATAAGCAAACGCTTCACCGTTGAACAACATTTGAGCAAAGAATGATTGCCAGAATGCGTGCGGGTTAGTTCGTGGATCAGGGTTATTCAAAATACCCTGTGCACGTGTTGCATCCGCAATTAATCGTGAGCTTGCAAGGTCGCCACTGACTTGTGAAACCAGCGAGTACAAATCACTGTTATGAATTGCTTCACGCACAGACACATAATCTGAATTACCACCAGTTAGAAAGTTGACAATGCCGTCATCTAAACTGCCACCGTCAGAAGTAGCTGCGAACATGTTGCTAATCTTGGGTGGCTTGAATACTGCCATACTCCGTTACTCCTTTCTGTTAGTGTTGGTGCCATTGTCGATAAGTACGACGCCATATCCGGCAATAGCAAGTGCAATAGTCAGCGAAATTCCACCAACCAGTGCATTAATCGTTAAAAACATGGTCAAAACAAAAACGACTAGTGCCAAGCTGAACAAAATAACGTCCAACCTAGCCCTAATCGCTCGTGCAAAGCCTTTAATTTTCTTAGTAATCATCAAGTAACCCGCTTTCTGCGCTGTTGAACCAGTCCGCAACTTGCTGTGCACTCATGTGTTCAACTTGCCATGTGGCATCATTTACCATTCCAAACTCTTCAAAGTGATACATCGCTTGTGTCATGGCGTCGATAATAGCGTCCACAACGTCAATTTTTAGCGTGGCTTTTGTCTTATCAACTTGAATTCCCACACTATCTTCACGTAGCACGGCATTCAACAACGCCTTTTCCATTGTGATGTCGTCTAATCGGTCAACCGAATTCTCAACAAAGATACGTTGTAAGAACTTGGTGGCGTCTTTCAGCTCACCTGTACGCTGCCTAATTGGTTGTAGTGGGAACACTGAATTGTTTTCCAGCATCTTCACCATGTTAGTGGCTCCCATTGCATCGTAGCCAAAGAACAGCACGTCCAAGTCATTTTCTTCAACATAATCAAGCAACCAAGCGTAAACTTCGTCGTCATTAATCATCCCTTGTTCGTGGCTAGTAATGGTGGCATAGCCAAGTCGTTCAGCTTCACGGTAGTTGATACCGTCCTGCTTTTCTTTGGCTTCAATAGAACCAGATTTATGCCACGGTATGAATGAGTGTTGTTCAATGTGCCATCGTCCATTACCTTCTGGATCAACATAAGGATAAACAAACGCAAGTGCTGTGTTATCGGACATCATTGAGTAGTCGAAGCCAATGTAAACTTGGCGTCCACGTATATCGAAGTCTGGAACAACAGCACTTTCAACATCAGCCAAGTTCAAGAAGCTATCAGTTGATTGTGCTAGCCACATGTTCATGTTTTTGGTTTGGAACGCTGGCAAATCACCTTGCAGCATCTTTGTGTCGCGTTCAGTTGTCAAACCCTTTAGCAAAACATCATGTTGACCTTTCAAATCAAGCAACGGGTTCGACTTCACCCAAGTTTCAGGCTTAAATGTCTCATTTAGGCTGTCTTGCGCCCAAACTAGCACCAAATTGTCGTCATTTGCGCGGTTCCAGTCCTGTTCCATGATTTGCTGACCAGCCTTTTGGTCGTCATGAAACGGTACCGTTGGGTCTGGGTATGATGTCGAAATTTGAATGAATTGCTTGTTAGGCACCTTGACCTGACCAGAAGTAATTTTGGCAATCTTTTCACGACTCTTAACTTCACCAATTTCATCAAAAACAGCTGTCTTGAAGTGGAACGAGTCGTATTGACCTGATTCATGACTAATGGCTCGCATTACATTGTTGAAATTCTTCATAACAATCTGGTCATTTTGAACTTTCAATCCTGATTCAGTAGCCAACGATTTCCATGGGTCAACCATCGTCATCTTATTAAGTGCTGTTCCAATGTACCCGAACAATTTACTAGTTTGTTTCCAATTGATAGATGCAACTAGATAGTCTTGGTTAGACAATCCAATTGACTCAATCATGAAGTCATAGGCCATAAGAATAGCCATTAGATAAGTTTTACCCTGTCCGCGCGCAACTGACAGAATAGCCGTTGTATATCGTTTGTTACCAAGGTGGTCACGCCACCCAACCAATTGAGTTAGCGCAAACTTTTCCCACGGCATAAGTGGCATTGGCTCACCGGTATCAACATCAGGAAATACACTCGCAAATTGAAGTATCTTTTTGGCTTCCCTGACGTTGTAATGGTAGTCGAACGAATCATCTGTTTCTGAACGCACCAAGTCTTGAATATGCCGGAACGCTGCAAGTTTAATCATGTAGCCGGCCAGAACATCACCATCTAGGACACTGAATGCGTACTTTGTTCCAGCGTCCTTGTATTTGGTTCTGATATCTGCGTAATCGCCATGTAGTTGCTGGTACCAACCTAGAACGTCGTGTGATTGAGTTAGATCAACTCTCATCATCACCACCTCCATTCAATAGCGCTTGCAGTTGTTCCGTAGCACTTGGCTTGTCTTTTCCGTCGTCCAAACTCAATTGCATAAGTTCAGCACGGCTGGCAGGCGATAAACCAAGCTCACTACCTAATGATTTCAACTGCTTAATGGCATCCGAGTAAATCTGTGTGCTTGGGTTGCGCTTATAGCCCGTCATATCGTTAGCAATCACATCTCCGGTCACTGGGTTGACCACCGTCTTATAAACTTTGGTAACTTGGCCATTCTCTTTGATATCTTCATAGGCATTTCGATAAATCTCGTATTGACTTGCGTACATTTCAACCAAATTCTTATCCAATGGAGCCATCTTGTTTGAAGCGTTAAGTACGGGCACCATTTTACGCCACATAGCACTTGCAATCTTGCCTAAGTGATGTGGCGGTGTCAGCGACAAAACCGCGTCAGACTCGCTTTCATAGCTTTTTCGTGGCACCTAACATCACCTCCTTAATTGCTGGGTACCCCCCTATTAAAAATTTTTCAAAATCAAACTTTTCTACAAGAACACAGTAATGTGTGTGCTCTTCTTTTGAGACACCCAGGGGCGGGGTCATTTAATTTTCAGAACGTGTTCGAGTAAATTATGCCGGAAAAACAAAAAGCGCTTAAAACGGCTCTCATTGTGTTTTAGCGCTATCCATAAAATCTGGTAAGTACTTAATGTCGGGCACTGCTGCCACGTTCTTCAATTCGTTCCCTGCTCCTGTACCGTAATACTCCTGCTCCCAACGTGTCTTTCCAGTGTGGCATGCGGCACATATCGTTGCAAGGTTCCTAACGTCATCACGCTTACTTGGATCGAACTCATACGGAATGATATGGTCAACTATCTTGCCTGGCGTCATCCGTCCATTCGCCTTGCAGTATTGGCATAGGTAGTTGTCACGTTGCAACACTGCTGGTCTTAGTCCATTCGTCCACTGCTTAGTGCGGTAGAACTTATCTTGTTCCCGCTTGGTATCATTGCGTACACGTTGCGTCTTGTTGTACTTGTGGTAGTACTGTGACGTATGCTTGACGTTCCATTCCTTACGCTTGGCTTGGTACTCTGCCTCATGTTCGATATGCATTGCGCAGTAATGGTTTGGTGTCTCTGCCAACCTGTGGCATCTTATACCGGCAGGGCTGACGTATCTGCATCGTGTCATCTTAGCCATGTACCTAACTCCTTTCTTAATTTAGTAATATTTATGCACCGCGTTGCCTGCTTAGCATGTACATACTTCTTCATGCGTGCTTCCTAGTGTGGCTGGCAATATGTCCAACCTGGTTTAATCAACTCACGGCAACCAATCTCTGCACACCTATGCATTCTCATCGAATCGACCATCAAACGCCGTGTTGCGTGAATATTGCTTACCACCTTTGGTAACTATATCAACTAATTCACTACCACCATAAATGTACGTGTATTCCCCACGATTGACATTGTTACTCTTAATCAACTTACCCATTAAGTTCTTGTGCATGTCGTCGCTCCTTTTCAGTGCAAAATAAAAAGCGCTTATAGCGCTTTTAAAACATATCAAGGTGATAATATTTTGATTTATAAATTCTCCCCACTGAATCTTTTACATATACCTTAAAAGTAACACTTCTGCCCGTAATAAAAGGGTTAAGACTGTAACTGCTTAAAGATACAATGTGTCCTAAGCCACTACTGGATATATTTCCGAAATTAATAAATTCACGGCTATTCGCTCTGACAGTAAAAACACTATCTTTATTGAGTATTTGTTTTTTAAAACTCCCCTTAACAATTATTCCACTTTCAACCACGACGACATCAAACATGTCTGCATTAAGCATTGCGACATTCAACAAATGGAGAGTTACTTTTTTATCCCTGAACTTACTTTTCAAATTTTGAATACTTACTCTACTGTATTCAAGATCATCATTAAATACACTCCCATTCACCAAATTGAAATGGATTTTTTGGGGTTCTTTTTTTGATAAATACAATGCTGTACCCGTTGCCATAACTGTAGCTATACTGCTGAGCCAATCTGCGACAGCTGAATATTTATCCATCCAATTGAAAATAGATATCAGCAAATCATATAAACTATCAACATATTCTAATAAAATATCCATACATAAATCTCCTAGTAGAGTAAATTCTAACATACTGATTTCGTAAAAATATCCTGAAGTTGAAAAAACCGTGCACTCACATATCAGGAGCCACGGCACGATTATTAGATTAGAGAAAGCATATCCTATGCTTATTGATATGTATGCATGTGGTCAGGATTTGCACCTGACATGATTGCTGTTTATGAGTTTTACTCAACGGTCCATTCGATAATTGTCAATCAAGCAATTACCAATAATCTAGCCACTGCGTCTACCTATTCCGCCACACATGCTTTATTTAAACTTTGGTACTCTATCATAATAACTTGGAACACCCGCACCTTGCATGCGGCAGTTATGAACCATATACGTGCTTTTCTTCGTAAAATTAGTCAAAATAAAATAAAAAGGTAACAATCTAACTGATTGCTACCTGATGTGAATATGCCGATAGTGGGATTCGAACCCACAACCAATTAAGGGACGGATTTTAAGTCCGCTGCGTATGCCAGTTCCGCCATATCGGCTTATAAAAGCAAAGATTGATAGACATCTGGGTGAGTGTTGTGGCCATATAGGGATGAAAAGGCCTAAGATCTATCAATCCATGCCATGTTCCCTACTGGTCTCGAACCAGTGACCGGACGGTTATGAGCCGTCTGCTCTAACCAACTGAGCTAAAGGAACAAAAGAATACTTCCAAATACAGCGAGTACGCATTCGGAAGTATTAAAAATTACTAAATTACTTATCAAGCTTTTCCTTGATGTCTTCAACTACATCTTCTGCAGCATCCTTAACATCTCCAAAGGCATCCTTGGCCTTACCCAATAGTCCTTGGACCTTACCTTCTACCTCACGAGTTTCATCTCCAGTAACCTTACCTTCAACTTCCTTCGCCTTACCTGCTACTTGATCCTTTGCGCCATCAATCTTGTCTTCTAAAGCCATGATCGTACCCCCCTCAGGTTATCTATAATATGTTACACACAAATAGTATATCCACTTGGTTAAATAGTCAATAAATAATTAATAAGTTGCGCAACTAATAACTGCTGCTTTCCTTAACTCGCAGATCATCAACGTCAGAAAAATTATCAGCGAACAACAGAAACGCTTCATCGATAATCTCTTGGCCACGTCTAGTGCTGTAACCAGTCAGTGCTTCTATTTGTAACCATTCTAAGCGTCGGACGTATCGCAACCACATGAAGTGCCTGTGCGGCTGTGTCATAACCTTGATGGCATGGACCACGGCATCGTAGTAGTACACAGCGTTAGCGTGATTAGTAAACCGCTCATCGTTAGCATTACCAAATGATCGCGCACTTGGCATGTCTGAAATTTCAACTGACTTCAAATCAACATATCCCATATCAGCCATGTTAACAATACGTGGCCACTCACTATCAAAAAACTCTCGAACCGCTTCTCTTGTTGCCTTCTCATTCACCGCTGGTAAAAGTGCCATTCCTACGTCCTCCGAACCATGTTAAAATGAACTTACCTTAAATTCTTTTGCATGGCGCTGGACTTCGGTCTGGCGTTTTTTTGTTTATCCTTCTTCTACCCAATAGTAATAGCCAGCTAACCACTTGCTGATCATATGCTTGATGAGCCATTCACTACTTGTTCGATACGCCTGCCGCTTATCTGTTGTGCGCAGCATTACGCGCTTGCCTTCTCGGTCATAACCTAACTTGAAGTAGCCCTGCCTGTCCTTGAAATAGTAGTAAGTTTGCATTCATCAATCCACCACTTTAACCAACTCTGGGTGCAACCACGCTTGCATCAATTCATCTTCTCGTTCAGTGGTGATGAATTCTGGAAACGCTGGCACTTCATGATTTGCTTGCTTAAACATGAATGTAGAGAACCCAGCACCAATGTTCTTGAACGCCATTAATTGATCATGTTGCAATTGTGTCAGCTTAATTGATTTCATTATTCTTCCACCTTCACCTTTCGTGGTTTCAGCAAGCCGTTTTCACCGCCAAGACCGGCAATGATTTCGTCAGCTTCGTTTTCTGTGAAATTTTGAGTGTAATCATCATAAGTGAACTCGCTAACACCAAGCTTCTTGCCCGGACCACTATAGATTGCCATGACATACCCGAACTTCGTTTCGACTGCGTACTGTTGCTCTTTCTTCGGCACAAACTCAACAAGTTCAGGGTGTAAGTACCAGTCGACAAGCATTTCATCTTTCAGAACGTCTTCTGTATCTAGGTCTTGAATTATAGGCCTCTTTTTTATAGCATCACTCATGAAGTGACTAATTCCGCCTCTGTGTGTTTTCTTAATTTTTAACAAGTAATTAAACAATTCGACCGGCAACTCAATCACACGTTTCTCAACAGTTGCGTTTTCTGCAGCGCTTGGTTCAACATACATTTCAAGTTGACTAACCGGAATTCGCATCACATCGGTTTCATTTAGAAAATACGGCTTCTTAGCTACAACCGCTGTAGTTCCATCTGGCAAATCAATTACATACTTAGTCATTACTTCTCCTCCAACTCAATCCATGCATTAATTCCTTCGCTACGCTTACTGTTACGCAGTTGATTGGCCAGTTGCATGTTCACAACGTGTTGGTGAATATCCTTCTTCTTGCCATTGATCACTTCTTGCCACTTAACGATAATCATCTTATTTCCTCCATACGGGCTCACAGTCTTTTCACCCTTGGCTGTTTACGTTTAGTCGACTTCTTCTGCTACGTCGTTCTTGAGAACAATCAGTTGATTCAATCCCTCAATATATTTAATTGACTCATCTGCCTTATGCTCCAAGTCTCGAATGCGTTCAACCGTCATTTTGTAGAAGTTGTCTGCATCTTCTTCGCTAGTGTCATAGGATAGGTATGCAAATTTTGCACTATCGCGGTAGATGTCATGCGAAAACGCACTGATGTGATCCATTTTTAGACGTTGTGCCGCCTTTGCAAGGTCGGTTTTGAGTTCATCTGGGAAATCATTCGAGAAGATGTGGTAAACGGTCACAATGACCTTGCTGTGAGGATTGATGACCATACCAACTTCACCGCTATGCCATACTTGTGTGCCGTTATCTTGCATCTTGACCATTTCTGCATCCATGTTGAATGACGTCAGCCAGTTCTTCCAATTATTTCGCTCCGTTTTGAAGCGGCTCTTCAATTGCTCTGCTGCATGCTCACTGAACTCATACAGCTCAATACGCTTAATTCCCATGTTTACTCCTTTGTTACCCACCCTAACCCGTCATTTCTGACACACCCAATATTTTAGAAACGCTGTACAACACGTCTGCCGTTCGCTGTGCGCCCGTTTGAAATCGGTCAGCTCGTGTCCTTCTAAGTTCTGACAGCTTCTCTGCTGTCCCCTTAGCCATATCTGCAACTGATGCATAGCCAAGCTCTTTAGCCATACGTTGATTTTGCTGATCAATCTGTTCGACAGTCGGTTTACTTGGTCCGCTTTCAAATTTCAATGGCTGACCAAATTTTCCTGTTTGACCGCGCAGACTTCTGTTTTTCTCAAATTCCCCAACTTGTTCAGCAGTCGCAAGGCCGTTAGACAACCAAAGCTCCACTTTCTTCTTCACATATGCACTTGAGTAGCCACCTTCATTTTTGGCCGCTCGAATTGCCAGAATTAGAATCTTTCGAGCTTCTTGTTCGCTCGGAGCAACCCTGGCAATATCAGTCAAGAAATAATAGATGTCGTCAGCCGTATATTTATTCGGCTCTATCTCGTTAGCGGTCCACTCCCGCATAATTTGGGGGTTGTTTCGTGTAATCATTGAAACTACCTTCCGTTCCGTCCGCCGCCGTTCGTACACGCAAAATCCCCTATACTATGAAAGCGGCTCTTCCGGAGGCGGACTGTGTTATTAATATGTGTTATTAATATGTGTTCTTATCTTTGACCGTATGATCAATAGGGTATTGATTATTCTGTCATGGGGGTATTGACCATATGGTCAATAGGTAGCAGATTAATTAATCGACCTTCAACGACCTTACTTTGGGGCTTATATTGTAATTCGGTAGTAATATACCCAAGCGCTTCTAAATTACTGATGTGCCTAGATACCGTTTCTTTCCGAATGTTATATCGCAAAGCTAATTTCGCGTTGCTAATGAACACTTTGCCATAAACATTTGCCAGTGCCGCAATTTCGCCATATATCATCTTTGCATCTGACTTTAATCTGTCGTCATGAGCAATTTGCGCTGGTATGAACAAATAATAATTAACACCCTTAAATTCTTCAGACATAATTCACCTCCTAAAATGGAAGATCATCATCGTTCAACGGCGGTAAGTCGTTGCCGTACATATCATTAGGCGAGAAGCCCCCTTGTTGAGGTGCTTGCTGACCATTGAAGTTGTTTTGTGTTGGCGTACTATTGAACCCACCGTTGCTTTGTTGTGCTGATTGCCCCTTGCGTTGCTCTGTCTGCTCTTTTGTTTCAACTAAAGTAAAGTTACTTACTACTAGTTCAGAAACGTATACACGCTGTCCTTGTTGGTTCTCATAGCTTCGTGTTTGCCACGAACCTTCCAGGCCAATCTGTGACCCTTTAGCGGTCATATTGACAAAATTTTCGGCAGCCTTGCGCCAAATTACAAAGTTGATAAAGTCACTCTCGCGCTCCCCATTAGCGTTCGTGAAATCTCGGTTAACTGCGATTGTTCCTGATGCAACTACTGCACCTGATGTAGTGTACTTAACATCTGGCTCCTTAGTGAGCCGTCCGATTAGCGAGACGTGATTCATTGTCTATTTCCTCCATACGCTTAAATGTCATGATTCCGAGACGTTGTAATGTTTCAGGATCTAACTTGATACCCTTAACGTGATATTTCTGTTTAAATGCTGGCCACCCAATGTTGTGTGCTTCATTGTGGTGAACTCGGCATAATGCAATCAGATGCTTTTCTCTGTGGTCTACCAGATTTCGGTCGTTACCCATTCCAACTGTGTCAATGTGGTGGACATCAGCAGGGCGTCCACACACCACACAGCTTCGGTGGCTCAACGATGAATACATATAGGCATCTACATCGTCCATATACGCCAAACCACTCTTAGACATCGGTATGTGGTTCTTAACTGCGTAATCAAGCAGGTATGAGATGAAATTCCGTGCTGTTGTCATATCTGTATCAGCAAACGAAAAATGTTGATCACCTGTTTCTGCTTCATAATAGAATTTCATCCACCACTTAGTTTCTTCGGGTGTATATCCTGACCACTTCGCTATCTCACCGATAATTGCATATGCTTTTTTTCGTTGTACACGACTAATACTGCGTTCATCAGCAATGCTAATAACTGCCTGTGGTCGTTCTTCTGAGGTGTAGAGTGACAACATAGCCAGCTCTTGCGCATCTTCCACCGACATTGTTACTTTATTGCCGCTGATGTTAGTGATACGCCCCCAAATATCCATTACTCGATACCAGCGTCGTTCTTAGCAAAGATAGCTGCACCTGCTAACAATGAAGCTTTGTCGGCTGACAACTTGTTAAGTTGCGTATCGTTATTGTCTTTAGAAGTCATACCTCCAGTAGCGAACACTTGCTCCAGCTTCTCTTTTGGTACTGATTTCAAGACTTCCTTCAACTTAGCAATGATCGCCTTGCGAACATTATCGTGTTTAATTTGCTCTTGCTTTAATGCCGTGATGTTCTCACCGTCGTCGTCATCATCAGCGACAATTCCGAATGCAGCCGCCAGACTTCCACGTCGTGCATATGTTGTATTGGCCAACATCTGTTGTGGCGTTGTACCAAACTCAACAGGCAAGCCTTCCACATCGATATACTCACCAGATGAGTGGGTAATCGTTGTAACTATTTGCGCCATACGCTTACCATTTGAATCAATGTCAGTATTGATTGATTGCGTGTAAGCTAGTGGCTCACTAGATGACTTAATCGCTAGTCGTACAGCGCTATCAATGTCAGCCAAGTCAGCATACTTACCAAAGTGACCTGACTTGGTCTTGGTTGGTTGCACCATATTCAATTGCACTTTCGCCAATGATTCCATCAGTTCAGGTGCTGGGTTATATTCATTTCGTCGCAACATTTCAATCCTCCGCTATTACCCGATGCCCAACTAATTCCATATAGGCCTTGAGCTTTTCTTTTTCATCTGGAACAAATCCTTCATCTGTGTCCCACCCCTCTGTACCTTGGGCTACTTCTTCGCCTTCAAAATCTTCTCCCCAAGGCATTTCATCATCAGGTGGATCAAGTGGTTCATCAAACATGGTCAGCCACCCAGTTCAAAACGTCAGCAACGCCCGTTTCAAACTCCGAAACAGTACCGTCATTGTTACACCGCTGTTCTGCCTTGAAGGCTCGATTCATACGTTTTTGAGCTTCTAATCGCAATTCGTGTTTCATTTCATACCTCCTTGTGGTACTCTGGAGGAGTAAATCCTCCTAAACAGATTTACCCCTTTTCGCGCTTAACGGTTGCAGCCGTTAGGCGTTTTCTTTTTGGTAACGTCCACGATAACGAATCGATGACAACGTCACCTTAGACACTCCAATAGCTGACGCAATTTCACTTACTGATTTGCCTGCGTCTCGCATCTTCTTAAACACTTGGTACCGACTTTCGTACTCATCTCTCTTCACCTGATTTTCGCCAGGCGCTACCCAAGTAGTACGGCGTTCCAAATGACCGTTCTGTTGCAGAATACGCTTACGCTCTGCTTCGATGTCAAACTCCTTATCTGGTGCAAAGCTGTGATGCAAATGCGCAACACCTGTTGATCCAATATCATAATCCGCCATGATCGTCCTCCAATATTTGTTTTGTGGCTTCAATAAGATGGTGCTTTTCTGACAAAAGACGATGTACATTCAACGCCAACCAAGGCGGCACTGAGATGCCAACAAACTTTGCTTCACGCATCATGTTCAACGAAGCCACGCTAGTTCCTAATTGTTCAGCCAACTCTTCGTCGAACAAGTTTTCGACACCTTGAACGATGAAGATTGAAAACAATTGTTTCGGTGAAATCATCTCCGGAGTAAACTCGTTCATTTCCATTCCTTTCTGGGTCGCACACCCCAAGACACACACCAACATGTTGTTAAGAGACAAACAGTAAGAGAAAAAATATTACATGTAAGTGGTTGATGTGCATCTGGCGATGCGCGACCCATATTCAATTGTTATTGATGTGAGTTGTTGTACTCAACAAAGCCATCCCAATATTCATCTGGATCCCAGCCAACATCGGCGGCTGCCTTTTTGGAACGCTTCTCAACTTGACTATCAAGTCCAATGAGTGCAATCGCATCGAATGCGTTAGCCAATGCCTTAACAATCGTCTTGATCATCAGTGACCTCCTTTATCTTCTTCTCCCAATGTGGTCGCAAGTGAATGTCGTGGGTGTCTAGGAAGTCAAACAACCATGCTGTAAACATCACCAATATGAATATGACGAATATCATGTAACCTAATACCAATCGTTCAGCTTCTTAAATCTTTCTGCATCGCTTCGCAAATATGTTGGTCGGTATGCATTAGGCGTCTTATTCGGTACGTTTTGCATAAACTTCTTGGAGAAACGTAAGTGGTCTTTAAACCAATTGACCGAATGACCGAACACCTCTTCAGCGATTTCCTTCTGACCAATCAACGGCTTCAACTTTTCTTCCATATCTATGCCTCCAATTGATATTTCCCATCACCCAAGAATTTGTTAATGAAGTATTGCTGTCCCTTACCAGTGACCTTTGGTGTCTTTGTTGTCACGTTCACACCATTAGAATTGATGTGGTTATGTTCCTTAATCTCAAACAAGCCAAGCTCCATGCTCTTCTGTGTTGGCATGTTCCGGTCTGAACCTTGTCGCTTAACCAGATAACCATTTTCACGGAGATAACCGAACAAACGGTTCTGTCCCATATCTACACCGTTTTGCTTAAGCAACTTTGCCAACTCACCAATAAGAATTGATGACTGACTAGCTGACACTGCGTCAGCAAACAACGCCTTGGGAGTCATCTCTGCGATGATCTGGTCCTTGTGGTCTAACATCAGTTGAGCTGACTTCAATCCCATTGCCATTTGAATACGTGGGTCTGCCATCAACGCCTTGTGTTCTTTTTCAACTGCGATGAAGTAGTCTCGAATTTCTTGGCTCTTAGCTGTCTTAGACATCATCGCTACATTCTTAGCCATATCTGTTGTTAAGTTGAAATCGTTAAGATACTGCACACTTCCGTTTCCACCTTTAACAGGTGTACCTCCAGGTACGCCCGTCCAATCAGTACCTTCAACATACATATCTTGGTATTGACTGAACCAAGTACTGAATCGCTTTACAACTCCTAGCACCTTATACAATTCACGAGCGCTAACCCGTTGCTCACCTTCTTGGTTCGTTTGAACCTTAATCAGTTCGTTTGTCATGTTTATTTCTCCTTTATATTTATGCCAGCCAGTTGTCACCGTGGTATCCGGTGTATTCAAACAATTTACGTAGCTTTTCCTTAGCTGCCTTGCTATCTTCACGACCATTAACCAAACGAGATACATATTGTTCCGATGTTCCGATTACCTCCGCAAGTTCTTTCCGAGATACTTCGTTTTCATCTAAATGAAATTGAAAATCACTATACGCTCGCTTTAAAGTACGACGCGCTTCCTTAACACTCATATGTATTTCCTCCTTGTTTATGAAGTTAAATTAGAGTTATCTTGACTTTAAGTATCCAAATGGATACAATAAAGGCATAGAAAAATAAGCATTACAAAAGCCTATATATCAACGTTAGCTCGTCCAAAAGCAATTGATATTTAAGTTATTTTTGCTTGCTGTTTAACTCGATGAATTAACTATAATCTATTTGGATACTTTTGTAAACACTAAAAAATCCATTTGGATACTTTTTATTCATCATATTATGGAGAAACCCTTGATATGACAACATTTGAACGTATAAAAGAAATTTCAAAACAACGCGGATTAAATTTAAAAAAGACAGCTACTGAAGCTGGATTATCCGAAAATGCAATTTATAAGTGGAAAATCCAAACTCCACAATCCAATGCATTGCGAGCCGTGGCAGACGTCCTCGGCGTATCAGTCGACTACCTATTAGGTAACACTGATGAGATGCATAGTAATAAGAAGGACGATATGCCCGTGGATCTTGAAGAAGTCTTAGACAAGTTAGGCCCTACCCTTCGCTTTGAAGGTAAAGAACTAACTGATGAACAAAAAATCAAGTTGTACGAAATGGCTAAATTGATGCTTGGTGAATGATGAAAGAATTAAGAGAATATCTTCTCAACTTGGCAAGGCGGAATGATATAACTGTTTCTAATGTTGAGACAAAAGACGATGGTCCAGATATGGCAATACCATTTTTATCTATGATCATCATGAATCCGAATTCAAGTACGCAGTATGCATATGAGTTCAGATTAGCTCATGAACTAGCTCACCTGCTTTATGGTGACACGGAATCGGATGCAGTTTATAACTTTTCGCCTTACATAATGAGAGTTTCAGAACGTGCAGCCAATGTACAAGCAATACGCATGATTGCTTCATTTTGGTTTGATGATGTCCCGGTAGAAAGTAGAAATTGGCTGGACTTTATGAACTATCTTGGCTTGCAATCGCACTTTGAAGATATGGCCCGCGAAGCGGTTATGCAAGCATGAAAGCGAGGAATTCGTTTGCTACGTACAATTTTAATCATTGTCAACACATTACTATTGCTAATCTCTATATCTCTATATGCTTACTTTAAGTTGAAAGAAGCTTATTTTAAATACGTAGCTGCTGCATTGACAGTTGGTTTCGCAATAGTTGATTTTATCTATCTTTACTTCTTTAAAAATTGGACGTAGTAACCACGTTATTTAGAAAGGAGTTATTAATATGAGATTGTGGCACGAATCTTTAATCCCAAAACTCCCTCGTCAGCAATTGCTGGGGCAACATAGAGAGTGTTGTGCACTTCGTGGCGGTGGTTGGGGCAAGAAGCATGCAACTGTGAATTACGTCTTTGACCACTCACCATACAAACTATTTCAATATCACCAATTAGTAATGAATGAGATGTTAAGTCGCGGGTATAAACCTAACGAATTATGGTTAGACCCCTTGTACCGTGGATCCAGGGAAGATTCTTATATTTCACTACCAAGTGAAGTTCTGACTTCGCCGATTTACCCCGAACATGACAACGCCTATTTAAAAGAGTGTATTGAAAACTTAAAAGAAAAAGGCATTGAGATAGATTAAAAAAGCCACCCTTAAGGTGGCATACATACGTGCAGATAGTATTCACGTTAAAAACTAAGGAGTATGTTTGTTTATGGACTCAAAAAAGTTGAAAAATTTAGCTAAAGTAAACGGGATTGTCGGTTTAGGCGGTGGAATTTTTCTATTGTTCGCTACGCCCATCACTGTATCAGCCACTTTGAACCAAAGTATGATGGTAGCAAATCTCGCTGTCTCAGCATTTTTCATGATTAAAGTAGCTATTCTTGTTCTTGGGATTGTGGGAGTAGTAAAGTTTAAAAAATCTCCAGTAGTTTCCTATTCACCTAGCGTTTTAATGATGGTTGGTGGATCAATTGCTATTATTCCCTTGTTGGAGTGGATTGGCGGAATTTTTGCCATCATCGGTGGTTCTTTATTTCTATCATCTATTAAAAAATTTGATAGCGTTGAATCAGAAGACTAAAAAGGAACTATCTTCCTAAACAGGAAGTTCTTTTTTAACAGTCGATTGTGATTGATCAACACACGTGCAGATAGGATTCACGTTAAAAGCTCAGGAGAAGTACAAACATGGAAGATAAAAAATCACTACTTCTTATTGCTCGCATCGCTAGTGTGATGTCTGTACTGATGTACGTTTCATATATCCCACAAATCGTGGATAATCTATCTGGTCACGCAGGTGATCCAATACAGCCCTTTGTAGCTATGTTAAATTGTATCTTGTGGACTATTCACGGATTGTTTGGGACGGACGGTCATACCCGTGACATGCCAATCGTAATTGCAAATGTGCCCGGTATTTTATTTGGATTCGCAGCTTTTATCACTGCGATTATCTAATTGTGAGTATGCGTACCTACCCGCCCAGCGGGATACATAAAAACCCACCCGTCAAGGTGGCATACATACGTGCAGATAGGAATCACGTTAAAAGCTGTTTAAGGAGTATGTTTCTTATGGATAAGCCACAAGAAAATCGGGTTTTAGGCATTATTTCAATTGTTTTGGGTGTAGTTGCATTAGTTTTTTCTTGGATCCCATTTATTAACAACATGTCAGCGGTTATAGCTATCATTGGTTTGATACTGGGGATTGTCGCCTTAATTATAAATCGTAAACATAAAAAGCTTATGGCTATGTTAGGTATCATTTTTTCTGCTGTTGCCTTTGGTATTGTACTAATGACACAATCGGTATTTGAAAAATCATTTAATGATACCTTTGATACTAAAATTTCAAGCGAAAATTCATCTAAAAAATCAGGAACTGCTGAAAAAGTTTCTACTAATAAATCCGATGACCCTTCAGATAGAAAGTGGACTTTAAAAGGCAACATTTTTGACGCTGGTAATATGACATACAAAATTACCAAATCCGAATTAATGGATAGTGCTGCAGAAGATGGGTCAAAAACATTGGTTCTTCACATGGACGTAACAAATAACGCACAAAAGAACATGGATCCGTCGAATATCTACATGGTATTACACGCATTTCAAAAAAACGATACATCACGAGTTGAACTAAATCCCGGTACGGTCGCTTTAGATGAAAACGGTAATAGCCCTATTCAATCTGAATCAGACGCTTTGAATAACGATTTATTACCTGGCAAAACCGCACAAGTCGCTGTGCCATTTGATTTACAAAACACTAATAATGTTGAAGTTGAATTTTCAAATTATGACTTTAAGGTAATTGGAACAAAGACGTATCAGGTTCAATAAAAAAAACATGTACAGCCTATCGCCGTCAAACGGGGATATATAAAAAAGCCACCCGTTAAGGTGGCATACATACGTGCAGACAGGATTCACGTAAAAAGCTTGGGGATTATGAACTTATGGGACTATTTTCTAAGAAAACAGAAGCTGAAAAGCAAGAGCTGGTAGCCCAACGCGCTGAAGCCACTCAAAAGCGCAAAGAAGATAAAGCATACATCAAGGATTTTACAAAGATTGCAACTACACGCGTTAGTGACTACCTTCTTTGGAGTGAGTCAACTGACGAAGTTGTTATAAATCGTGGCGTCATGAATATGGGTACAACACAAATGTTCAAGCGTGCCGATATTCGTTCTTTTGAAGTCATTAAAGATGGTGAAAAGTCTGAACGATTTGGACTAGGTGGCGCAGCAGTTGGTGGTCTTATCCTTGGACCTATTGGTCTTCTAGGTGGGTTCTTGCTTAAAAAGAAGAAAAACGAAATCAGAGACTTACGTGTACGTATCTACACAACCGGTGAACAAGCAATGCACGATATTCCCTTGATCAGCGAAAAGACCAAGGCAGATGGATGGATTGCTAAGGTAGCCAACACCTCTCTTGACCAAATCGTTGAGTTCCTTCAAAAGGCTATCATTGAGCTTGAAGAATCAAAGTCAATTCAAGAAACAGCACCAGCACCACAAGATAACGGCTCTTCAGTAGCGGACGAACTAGCAAAGTTAAAGTCACTTCTAGACGCCGGTATTCTTACTCAAGACGAATTTGATGCCCAAAAAGCCAAGGTACTTGGTTAGCGAGATATACACTATTAAAAAACGGAAACTAACCAAACCGGCTATTAATTTCAATCGATCAGCATTTATGTCAACGTTTCAGAAAGAAAAACTGAAAATGTAATATATAACGCTCCGTTGTAAATGTTCGCTTTTCTAGTTTTAAATAGAAATTATCAATTTTATTTTTCGCTATTAATGCGCTCATGTTCGATTTTAAAGGAATAAAGTTCAGCCAAGTGTTCGTTTCACGGTCTATTTACGAACATTTATATTGACAAAAAAACAGTCTAGCTATATATTAATCACATAGATCAAGTTCGGAGGGCCCTTGGAGTTAGGTGCCGAACTAACAAAGCCCCGGTTTATGTGTTTACACATTATACCGGGGCTTTTGTTTTTCATAGGAGAATTGATACATGACTAATTCCAAACCATTCAAAACGCTAAATCAGCAACTTAAGATTTTACGAGACCGAGGCCTGAATGTCCCAAGCAACGCCAAAAGAAGTTTGGAGCAAAATGGGTATTACGCAATCATAAACGGCTACAAATGGTCTTTTCTACAACGTGATTCAAAAGGAACCGTAATTTCTCCAGAGCAATTTGTTAATGGAGCTAATTTTTCTGAAATACAATCTTTATACGATTTCGATAGAGAATTAAGATCAATATTATTTGAATCACTACTGAAGTACGAAAACACCCTTAACGCCACTGTTTCATATCGATTTTCCGAGGCGCATCCAGAAGAACATTCATACCTTGCTATCGACAACTTCACAAGAGACCCTCAAAAGGTACAAAGCGTAGTTAGAACCATCAGTTCACTTTCAAATGTTGTTAAAAATAAGTCCGGTCAAGACAACGCAATTAAGCATTACGTTAACAAACACCGTCATGTTCCGCTCTGGGTTCTAGTCAACTTTTTGACGTTTGGTGACATCAATTTCTTTCACCAAATAATGACCAACGACTTGCGCATCACCGTCGCAAAAGATTTTACGCATTTTCAGCGTCGCTCGTACCCCGGTCAATTTATTGCCGGTATTCAGCCTGAGGCTATAGATTCTGTTAACCAACTTGTAAATCATTTCAGAAACGCAGTAGCTCATGGCGAAATAACTTTCTCAAAAAAGATTTTCAAGACTCCAAACTTGCGTCCTTTTAAGGCTGCACTTGGAAACCCTAATATTCCATTGAACAGTCAAGCTGGCGTTTTTGAAATATTAATCGGACTCAAGGTTGTATTGCCTAAAAAAGACTTTAAAAAACTTGCTCATCGTATTGATGAATTGATACGTGACTATCAGAACGATTTCAAGTCAATTACATTTAATTCCGTCTTAAATGATATGAATTTTCCTCAAAACTATAAAGACTTTATTCTTTAAACAAAAAGCACACTTCCCGTCGCCAAACAAGTAGTGTGCGTATCGAACAAAACAGAACATCACTGCCCTATTTCCGTATTTAATTGTACCAGACCCGGGTATGTCTTTAAACTGCCTAAATTTTTTATGTAAAGGTTAGGTTTAAACTAATGGCAGTATATAAAACCGAACACGGTTGGCGTGTTGAAATATCATTCAAAGACACAACCGGAAAATATCGCAAAAAAGGTAAGCGTGGTTTCAAGACCAAAAAGGAAGCTGAAGCTTGGGCGGCTGAATATTCAGTTGCTAATAGCAAGCCAACACTTCAAAAAGGCACGCTTACCCTTTTCAGCGATTATTTCGACGAGTATCAACAATTACGGTTCGATGCTGGTCTCAAGGAAACAACAAAAGAATCATGGCATGCAGTTCGCAAATACGTTGTTGATGTGTATTTTAAGAATGTAACACTGGATCAGATTACTCGCCAAATGTATCAAGCATTCTTGAACGATTATTCAAGCGACAAGAAACGTAAATCTGTAGTTAAGCGTCACCAGATTATGAAACAAGTAATCGAACAAGCATTTCACGATGGTTTAATACCATCTGACCCCACCTATGGCGTTATTATACCAGGCGCTGATTCCAAGTCTGCGGATGAAAAATTCCTTCAAGTTGATGAGTTTAACCAGCTACTTAAATACATCGAAACTAACGACAAGCTAATTAAGTGGAACACGTCATTCATGATTTATTTGATTGCATTGTCAGGTCTGCGTGCGGGTGAAGCATTAGCACTTACTCGTGATGATGTTGATATTGATGCGCACAATATCAGCGTAACAAAGACCAAGCAACGTTCTGGCGAATCAACCACACCAAAAACAAAATCATCTATTCGCACTATTGCTATGCCAGATCGTTTCTTTGATAACTACGAAACGTTTATTAGTGCAAAGTCTGAATGGAACGATGCCAATGAATTATTCGATGGCCGCCGTTGGGCTACTATCAACAACCACTGGCTTGAACGAATTGAACGTGAACTTGGTTTTGAAAATATAGTTTCCGTTCATGGCTTACGTCACTCGCACGTTTCTTACTTACTATCGAAAGGCGTCGACATTAATTATGCATCTAAGCGTTTAGGCCATTCAAACGTTACAATTACGCAACAAGTATATGCCCACCTACTACGTGACAAGCAACAAAGCGAAGAAGCAAAGACGCTTAATATTCTTGGTAAAATCGACTGA